AAGGCACTGGCTATCTACTCTGGATTCACTGAAGGTCTACAGTTGTTCTCCAGCTTCATCGTCCTGCTTAACTTCCCACGGTTCGGTAAGATGAAAGGCATGGGGCAGATTATCACATACAGTATACGGGATGAGTCACTGCACGTTGAAGCAATGACTAAGCTGTTCAGGGAGTTTATTCAGGAGAACATAGACATCTGGACTGATGACTTCAAGAAGGAGATTTATGATGCCTGTAGGACTATGGTGGAACTAGAGGATAGATTCCTAGACCTAGTATTTGAGCAGGGTGACATAGAGGGACTGAGCAAGAAGGAGATGCAGAAGTACATCAGGTACATTGCAGACCGTAGGTTGCTACAGTTAGGTCTAAAGCCCAACTACAACGTCAAAGACAACCCTCTGGGCTGGTTAGACGAAGTATTGGGGGTAGAACACCAGAACTTCTTTGAAGGCCGTGCAACGGCTTATATGAAGGCTGGGCTACGGGGTGACATGCAGAAGGTTAAGTTTGCCAATGTAGCTTGAGGGAACTGGGGAGTCGCTTATGGCTCCCCTTTTTCTCCCCCAGCCGCTGCCGTTAGCAAGCCGGGGACTGCTAGTATATTACTTCCTGCCTCTAGGTAGTCCTGTCTTGTAGGTGTAGGCTGGAACTGCTCTATTCCTCTTGATACTTGAGTAATAAGGTCTTTCTTACTTTGCCCAGTACCTGTAGTCTGGAAAGGAACACCTGTCTTTCTTTCAATTCCTTCTCTAAAAGCCTTAGAGTCAGGGACATTACCCGCCTTCGGAACATTCCTTCCAAACATGTTATACACATAAGGCTCAGTCATTGTAATCATCTTAGAGCCTTTAGGAAACTCTAACTCAATGTCAGTTTTAGGTATAGCTGCTAGGTCATTTTTATCCAGCATTGTGTGCATCACATTACCGTCTAAATCAAACACAAACATATCCGCAACACCACCAGCAGCTTTGGACTGCGAAACGTGACTAGACTGCACAACTACTTGACCGTCAAACTTATTTACAAACTTAACTTTGTTTCTATTTTCCTTGACAACATCTAGGATTTCCTGATAGATTTTTAACTGAGGCTTTGTTAGCTTGCCTCCATCTTTTAGTTTCTTTTGATATGTCAAGTATTTTTTTAATCTATCCGAATCATCTAAGAATCTTAAAGCTACAAAATCTTTTAGTTCGTCTACGGACTTGAACTGCTTTTTGCTGGGGTCTATCTTAGCCAACTCTTGTTTAGCTTTGTACATTCTTTTAGCTGTCTGAGAGGCTATCTTCATTCTAGCCTCCTGAGTGAGATCAGTAAAGGCGTTGTTCTTTTTAATTACAAACTGAAACTTTGATGGATCTTTGGCTTTGTAGGTTTTCTTTATGTTGCCCATAAGAAAATTTTTAGTACCCTCTCCTACCCACTCTAAGTCTGGTCTGTTTTTAAAGCCTACATCTAAAGTGTCCTTTGTCAACGGGCCGAAGTCTGAGAATGAATAATCAGAATGGAAAGTCTTTAGAGCATCAGGCACATCGCCTGTTTTTTGTATACTAAATAATGAAGACTGTTCTAGCTGTCCTTCAGTAAACGACGGACGAGAGCGTGCAATCTTTTCTATGTCTTCTTGATGTCTTACTTCCAGTGCTTTTATCTTTGCTTTCTCAGCGGTTGTCAGGTCAGCACCAGCGGCTTTTTTTGCGTACAACTCAGATATTGCGTCATTCTTTTTGATTGTGTCCCGCAACCTTAAATTGACACCTTCTCTAGCAGACGCTCTGGCTCTAGGAGACATTGCCTCTTTAGTTGCTAAGGCTAGTGTTGAAGGCACTGCTGCTGCCATTTCAAGAGGTGCTAAACCCTTATAAAACAAAGGTTGTTCATTAGGAGCATTTTCAGTCACTCGTTGTAAAGTAGTGGAAGGGGATTTAACTAATCTTGCTGCTGGAACTACACCAGCTATCGTCCCTACGTCACCAAGGAACTCAGCAGTTCTTGGGTTTTGTCTGGCCAACTCTGCGCCAGCTTTGAACAAAGAGGTGTCCTGTACAGCCTCTCCTACGTCCTGTGCGGTCTCTGATATAGTCTCCTGCACTACGTCAGGCAACATACCAAACATGCCCTCAAGGGCGTAGTTTACAGGAGTCAGTGCAGCTTCTACTGACCCAGCTACGTTACTAACTCCTCTTTCAAAGTCAGTAATCTCACCAGCTTGGTACCTGCGCTCTGTCTCTCTGCGGTCTTTAGCCCAATCTGTGTCAGCTATGTACTTCTTGAGAGAACTGCCGCTACGGAACTGTGCCATTATGGTGTGCTCCCGTACAGTTGCTGCATTACAGCCTGTTGCAATAACGGATCATTTAGTTGACTTAATCTAGCGTTTACCTGTTGTTGTGGTAGTTGATTAAAACCGCGTAGATTTTGTATTGAATTGGCTATCTGTGCGGCCTGTCCGCTTTGTTGTGGCGCTACATTTGCTTGTTCTGGTTCTTTTTCTACTTCGTCTTCTTCTTCTTCTTCTTCATCAAAACGAGTGTCCTGCAAGACAGACACAAGTATAGCTCTGTCTGCCCGTAGCTGTGCTGCTAATTCTGCATTGCCTTTAGCTCCTTTAATACCTTTGTCCATAGCGTTTATCATCAGCCCTACAAACTTTTTAGTTGCAGGAGACATAGCTGCTTTAGACGCACCGTACACTGCACCGGCAGTTGCACCTGCTGCTGCAAGATACGGAAAGATACCGGACTGTACAATGTTTGCTGCTGCGTAACCTGTGGCTACTTGGCTGGCAGGATTCTTTGGCAAGTTTACACCGGCACGACTAAGATTCTGTCCTGCTCTGGAGATGACCGTATCAAACTCTAATCTACGCTTTTCATCAACAACGTCCAATGCTCTGTAAGACAGTGCTTGCTTGCGTAGTAAATCTTTTACAGCTACATCAGGCACGTTGTTTGCTATAGCGTCATGTACAGCCTCTGAGATAGCCCTACGACCTGCCTTAGACGGTGTAGCAATAACATCTTGCTCTGATCTCTGGTCTTTCTTTAGCGCCCTGTCAAGAGCTTGACGAGCCTCTAAGACCTCTATTGCTGTACCTTTTCCTGCTCTTTCCACAAACAAACGTAGCTGTTCTTCTATCTTACGAGCCTTGCCTTTTCTATTGTACACCTCATCTTCAAGACCTGCCATTGCTCTTGTTCTTATGTCACTGACAAGCGCATCTAAGTCTATCTGAGGATTACCTGCTTTAGCTATGCCAGTTTTTAACTGGTTAGCTTGTCTGCCAATGTAGTCCTCAATAACATTGTAGTTATCAATAAACGTAGATTTAGGGTCAAACTCAGGTATGCTTGAGACAACATCAATCATCTCAAGTTCGTCTGCACTAGGATCGTAAGATTTCTTACTTAGCCAGCCTTTTGTGTATGTTGTGCCTTGACCAAATCCGTCCAACGGTTTTAGTGCCTCAGTGACAAGCTCTTTTCTTTTGCCTATCTGTTGTTTACGTCCACCTCTAACCAGACCCATGCCTGTGTTAGCTAGTCCCGAAGATTCTGGCAAGACAGGTTTTATTTTTGTAGGCGGTGCCACAACTGCTGCTACGTCTACTAAAGCCTCTACTTCTCTGGCAAAATAAGCATACTCAGGGTCTTCTTCTTTACGTGCTAAATGTGTTGACCAGCTTTTTTGCATTGTGTTTAGAATGTCCTGAGCTATCTCAGTCTCTCCCACTATTGTAGCTAGCTTAGTCACAGGCTCAACTACTTTCTTAGCTGCGGGTGTAAGCCCCTCTACTCCACTTTTCACGGCATCTTTTAGTACATCAGGCGTAAGGTCTTGGAATGCACCAACTAAAATATCACCAGTGCCTCTGATGCCCTCAGACAGCAGCCTAGTTGGCGATACGCTATAGTCAGCTTCGGCTATGTCTTCAATACGTTGACCTGTGCGCTCTAATGCGCCTGTAATGTTAGGCAGCATAGGGCCATCAGGCTCCTGCACAGGCTCCTCTGCCATGGCGTCAATCATTCCTGCTAGCTCATCAGCAGCATCAAAGTCTTGTGCAGCTATGGCTCTGTTGTGCGCGTCTAGTAGCTGTTGTCTAGTATATTGAGCCATGTTAACCTACTGCTGGATATATTGTAAAGATCGTTGACTTGGGCCTGTTCTTTGAGGCATAGGTACAGAGCCTCTGCCTATATCAAGAAGACGTACTGCCTCTGGAGTCAACAGTCCTGCTTTGACAGCCTCATCAGTCATTCTATTCGCCTGTCTAAGCTGAAACTCTGCAACTTGCTTTTCTATGCGTAACATTCTTTGCAGTGTTTCTACTTCCAACGTGGGCGTACCTGCCTGAGCTAATGCAAACTCACGGTCAGCGTCTGACAAACCAGTACCCGCACCGTATGCCTGTATAATGTCAGCAACTTTTGCTGCTCTTTCTAGTGCAAACGCCTGTGTGTTTTCTAAAGTAGGGGTGTCAATACCGAAGAAAGATCCTAACCTAGCTATCTCTACTTTTGCATTAGCTCCTAGCCCACTAAATATACCATCATCAATTAGCTGCTGCGCTCTAGCGTTTTCTGCTAAAGTATCTGATGCTTCGCCTCCAGCTTTAATTGTGTTAGATACTGTTTCGTTTACAAGCTCTTTCATGTCATCAGGCATCTTACCAAAGATACCGTCTAGTTCTTGTGTTTGCACTTGTTGTGGAGCAGGAGCTAACCCTGCATCACTTGCTCTAACCCAATTACCGTCAATTAGAACTTTGTTGCCCAGCACAGAGTACATCTTAGCACCACCGCCACCAACAGGTACATAGGCTTTTATAGATCCTTTGTCCCCACGCTCCACTACAGTCTTCATTTCCTCAAATGATGGAGGATTGTCGCCGTACTGTGCTTTTAAGTCTGTAGGTGTAATACCTGCTGTTGCTGCCAAAGCCTCTACAGCTTTATCATCGTCACCTCTGGTGGCTAGTTCAATTTGCCTGTTTCTGAGTTCTTTAGCAATCTCTACAAGTTCTTCGGGAGCAGCGTTTTGTATCTCTGGCCCCATTTCTAAACCTAAGTTAGCCGACAGTTCAAACAAAGCTAATTTTTGATCTTCTACTCTTGTAGCTTCTGCCTGTTTAGCTGCTAACTCTTGAGCAGCAGCTTGTCTTCCTGCTTGTATTTCTTGTATCTTACCAAGAGCATCAGCTATTTGTGAAGGTGTGCCGTACTTAGCTACAACTTCTAAACTTTTAATTTGTGCGTCAGGATCTCTAGGATCAATGCCCTGTAACTCTGCTTGTGCTTTCTCCTGTGGAGTCCTCATGTCCCTACCAAGCATTGTACCAACATTACGTGCCAGCATACCACCAAGGCTTGCAGGAGCAGCGCCAGCGCCTGTAAGAGTGCTTCTTGCACCTGCTTGACTTCCTGCAAGGTCTGCACCAAAGTCTCTTATGGAGCTTAGTAGGCCGGGACTAAATCTTAAATTTGCCATTAGTTACCGCCCCCAATACCTAAAAAGTTACCAATACCGCCTAGTAAGTCACCTAAGTTACTGTCTCCAAAAATACTACTAAGCATTCCTTGCTGTCCTGACGCTGCTCCTGCGCTTCCTAAAAGACTTCCGTACAAGTCTCTTAATACATTAGCTCTTGCAATTTCAGTCTGGCCCAGTGCTTCCAATCCAGACATACCAGCTTCAGCAGCTAGCCCTGCACCACCACGGCGACCTACGTCAGCTATGGACGCTATGTTAATAGATGGTGCCAATGTTGACAATAGTTGCTGTTCAGGTAAGTATTCTAGCCCAAGACCTGCACCAATGTTCTGTAACTGTGCAGCTTGTAACACAGCAGGTAATCCAGCAGCTTGTTGACCTAAACCAAACATACCCTGTGCAGCCGCTAGGTCTTGTTGTCTCTCTGAACCTGCTTGCTGTAGTGCTGCTAAGGCTGCTCTGTTCTTTGCTTCCTCTTGAGCCTGTGCTAGTGCAAACTGCTCTGGAGAGCCACCAAACTGTGCTGTACGTAATCCTGTACGTCCCTGAGCCTGTAGCTGCTCTTGTAGTGCTAACTGGCGTCTTTGTTCTTCAGGACGCTGTGTAGCCCGTATACGCTCGTACACATCAGCTTCTCTAGTAGCCATAGGAGCCTGAGCAGCCGTGAGAGCGCCTGTAACGCCGCCTAACGCCTGTTCCTGAATACCTGATACATCCGGTACCCCTACTCCCGTAAAGCCGCCTAAAAGTCCTCCTGTGATGCCTGAGAGCGCCTGTTGTCTAGCTTGCTGTGCAGGTGTTAACTGTGTTTGAAAACCACCTTTTTTATCAGTTTTAACCTCACCAAACCCTGTGGTTACAGTAAAAGGTTTAAATTGACTAGCTTTTTGTGCTTCAGAGCCTATTGTCCTAGCTCCTTCAGCTAGTCCTTCACCTATGCCGCCTAGTCTGCCCATTAAGTTAGTTATAGCTGCTGTATCTAACCCTGTTTGTGCTAAGTCTCCAAGGTTTATATTGCCTAAACCAGACAGTATGTTACTGAAGAAGCTACCTCCTCCACCGCCAGATACTGCATTCATATAAGCGTCTGCTGCGCCGGGGCTAGTTTGGTCAAAATCCGCCATTATTCTATCTCTCTATATCACTATACTTGTTATTACTGTTGCTGCTGTTGTAACTACTACAGTAACAACAAGCCATGCCAGTTTTTCCCATCTGGCTGCATGACTGTCAGCCACCTTACGAAGTTCACGTAACTCTACTATAGCTTCGCCCCAACGCTCACCACATTCTCTCTCATGTTCAGATATGCGTTCTAAGGCTTCTAAAGCTATCTCCATCTCTGTTTTGACAGTCATAAGTGTTTTCACCTATTGCTTGGCTTTGCCAATGTTAAGTGCAATTACATCCAGCAGCTTATATGCCTTTGCTACCCACAGGTCATCTGTAGGTGTGGGTGTTAAGGCAGCTATAGCTGACGCTAAGGCTACAGCAGCGGTGAGTACGTTGAATACGTCAAATATATATTCCATTACCACGGTACTCCTGCTGCGCTCACTGGGTTCTTACTAAGCTCAATCTGACTAGCGACTGATGCTTCGTATGCTTCAACCTGTTCTTCACCAATGGCTGCTTTAGCCCACGCAATAGCATCTGCTTCTGAGATGTCTGCGTAGGGTGTGAACGAATCTCCCGGTTCAGCCAAACCAACGGTGCCGTAACATCGGCCTGAGTAGGTCTTTGCTTCTTCGCCTTCGCCAACAGTTTCGCTGTCGGTGACGTTCCAGTGAATTACCGTGACCACGTCTGTGCGCTCCCCATCAACCAGTTGTCGGTCTAGGGTGCTGATGCTCCAAGTAGCCATTACGGTGTCTCCTGCTGCGCTGCTTCATATGCAGTCTTAGCTGCGTCGGTGTGTACTGCATCGCAGATAGCTTTCACCTCTGCGCTTGCGTCAGACCAATCGTCTGCTGGTGAGACAACGTGACGATGGAAAGAACGATTTAGCTCAGTACCGTCTTCGGTGATAATGGTTGCGGTGCGTACTTGCACCATCTTGTAACCACCACAATCCACAACCTCAATTTTGTCTTCAATTGTTGTTTTTTCTAAAGCCATTTTCTATCTCCTGTCCGTGCCTAGAATCCACTAGGCATAAGTTAAAAATTAAGATGTTTGATATGTGATGTTAAAATAACAGTCGTTTGTACCTGTATTCATGTCACTAACTGTTACTGGCACATAATCTGAGTTGTCAACAACGAAATAAAGTTGTGCAGTTTGTCCAGAGTTGTTATGGAAACCGACGAGGTTGATAGTGCCCGTTGGGGCGTTAACATTTCTTGTCACCACGGGGAACGTGCCGTAATCCGCAAACGGAAATGGAAACCCAGCAATTAGAATGTTTGCACTTGAAGTTAAACCTGTAATGCTGCCGTGGACGTAATTACTAACCGTGACTTGACGCCCGACCTTTGTATACCGCCCAGTAATTGCGCTTGATTGATTTGTGCCATCTGACCATTTCAAACTACAAGTGCCTTCTTCGTAATCCGAAAGATGATTCGCTGACCCAGTGCCGCCAAGGTATACGCCGCTTGAAAGGTAGAGGTCTTTGAAGCGTTTTGAAGCAATGCCTAGCGAAATGCTGTTGTCTACAGTGTCAGCAGCGGTCAATGAATACGGAATAACGTCTTTCGTGCCGCCATCGTTGAAGATAAGCCCAGAGCCGCCCTTCCCTGCGTAAATGGTTCCGCCTGAAGCGCCAATCGACCCTACGGTTTCGCCATCTTTGCGGAACGTAGCAATTGCCCCGTTCGATGATTTTCGGTTGAGAATCATCACGCCGCTTGACTCTGAGCTACATGCGAATAGTTCGCCGTTCTCAGTTAACGACAAACCGACTGTGTTGTTAGTGTTGATGTTGTTGTAGACAGAGCCAGTGTGCGAAACAAGCAAATTTTGCGATGAGTCGATTCGCATGGCGTCCTGACCATTTGTGCGAAATTTCATGTAGTCGCCATTATGGTCATACACTATGCGACCAATGTTAGAATTTCCGCTATCTCCAAAAAAGATATTGGTGGATGCCGCCGTATTTCCTGTAGTTACATAAAGGTTTGCATCTCCCGCCGCACTATGAACATTTAACGGCCCTGCCGGACTGTCAGTCCCGATGCCCACGGAGCCGCTGTTATCAATGGTCATCGCAGTAGTCCAGCTTATTGCAGTGTTTGCTGAACCGGATGCGGCTACATCAAAAATATGTTGTCCGTTTTGCTGTTTATAAATAACAGCTTCATCTGTCTCTATGTATTTATATGTGCCATCTGAGTAGACGTTACTGCCTAGCGCAGTGATGTCTGTGGTGCTTGCTTGGTACGAACCGACAAAACCAATCGGCCCTAGTTGCAGTGCTTTCCAAGAAGCATGCCATGCTGATGGAGTGACCCCGATGCCCACGCTGCCTGATGCGTCGATTCGCATGGCTTCTTGAGAGTTCGTGCGAAATTCCAAATGCGTGTCAGAGGTCGAGCCTAAAACTACCTTGCCATTGCCAGCAAAAAATTCGCCAGAGCAAGCAGTGCTGCCCGTCCTCTCCACTCTGACAGTAGCGGTTCCAGAGCGCGAAACTTCAAGCCCAGAGCCACTACCGAACGTTGGCGAATCTGTACCGATGCCCACGTTGCCGCTTTGGTCAATTTTCAGTCTACTTGCGACAGTGCCAGAAATTCGTGTTTGAAAATCAATAGACCCTGTGCCACTGCCGCCAGCATGTTGACCAATGTTTATATATGCTAAATCCCTATTACTTCCCGCTGCATCCTTACCATTGAAGCCAATGAATGAAGAAACAGAGTCAGCAGAATAGGTACCACTGTCTTCGATCGTTAACGCAGCAGCATCTCCCGTGATCATTAAAAGCGTGTCGGGAGATGGTTCCCCGATGCCCACTTTTTCCGAACTATCAATCGTGATAGCTATGGCATCTGCGTTATCGTCAATGCCGTTACTTGTGAACGTCGTAAAACTACCCGCCGCAGGGGTAGAGGCGCCTATGACTGTGTTGTCAATAGCGCCACCATCTATATCAGGCGTATTTATGTCAGGGCTTGTCAGCGTCTTGTTGGTAAGAGTCTGTGAGCCAGTAAGCGTTGCTACTGTACTATCAATAGCAAAGGTCACAGCGTTACCAGAGCCACTGGTGTCAATACCAGTACCACCAGTAAACGTAAGAGTCTCTGAGTCTAGGTCTATGCTCAGTGCGCCACCAGAGTCTGCTTGGAAGTCTAAGTCTTCGGCAGTAATCTGTGCGTCTACATAGGCTTTGATGGACTGCTGAGAAGCAATCCCTGTAGCACTGTCGGAAGACATATCGTCTTCATCAAGAAATGCTTTACCATCTAGGATATTAAGCTCTGCTGCTGTAGACGTAACACCGTCAAGAATGTTTAGTTCTGCTGTGGTGCTAGTCACACCGTCAAGTATATTTAGTTCAGCGGCTGTGCTTGTAACGCCATCAAGTATGTTGAGTTCCGCAGTAGTGGCTGTTACACCATCCAGTATGTTAAGTTCTGCGGCAGTAGACGTTACTCCGTCCAGAATGTTTAACTCTGCTGCTGTACTGGTTACTGTAGTACCGTTGATAGACAGTGCATCAGTCTCCAGCGTACCGTCAACATCTACGTCACCTGAGATGTCTAAAGAAGCTACTACTGCTGTGCCTGTAAGAGTAGGAGCAGTAAGTGTCTTATTAGTCAGCGTCTGAGAGCCTGTGAGGGTTGCTACAGTGCTGTCTATTGCTAGGGTTACTCCAGTGCCTGATGCAGTGGAATCAATCCCTGTGCCGCCTAGAATGCCCAGAGACTCACTATCTAAGTCAATGTCAATGCTGGAGGAACCGTCAGTAACGTCTAAGTCCTGTGCAGTTACTTGGCTGTCAACGTATGCCTTGATTGACTGTTGAGTAGCCAGTTTTGTCGCAGAATCGGAAGCCATGTCATCTTCATCTTTAATGCCAGTTACAGTAGCTCCGTCGCTGGCAATGTTGATGCTGGTGTTTGCTACAATGGTTGTACCTACGATACTGGAAGCACTGGCTGCACCAATAGTCGTACCGTCTACAGCACCACCGTTAATGTCCGCTGTGGGTATAGTTACTGTGCCAGTGAACGTAGGGCTAGCAATGTCTGCCTTAGTTGCTGACGCTGTTGCGATGTTAGTAAACTCTGTATCAATCTCAGCGCCTTTGACAATCTTGTTAGCGTTGCCTGAAGGTAAGGAGTCCTTTGCTGCAAAGTTAGTTGTTTTTGTATAATCAGTCATTATATAAGTCTGCCTATAACTGCTTCAGTATTTAGCTCTTGTATTGACAAGGCCCGTTGGTCTATTGTTGCTTCTATGCCAATAGTTGCTACTTTGCCTGACCCTGTTGCCTTTAGTCTAGCAACGTCAATAACAATAGTAGCACTGTATTCTGATGTGCTTACGTTGTACTCAGATATTCCGTACTCTGCGATAAGGCTAGTAGCAACAGTGAATGCTTGCTTACTGTAACCTTCCGTATAATCGTAAGCCCAGTTGCCTACTATCTCACTACCAGAGCCACCAATGACTGTAAAGCTAATCTCTTTAAGCATTTTAACTCTGGAAGGGT